TTAGATGGTTCAAGAGTTGTATTCCAAATATCTGTAAAAAGAGTTGTTGCGAAGTCCATAAAAATCTCCTTAGTCTGAAGTAATTAACTTCTTCGGAAAATCCCGCAGTACTTTTTGATAAGTTTCTAAATCATCTTCGTAGTTATCTGTCTCCTCATTAGTTTGATCATTAATGTATTGTAAAAGATCTTCCATACAGTCTCCTAGTTAAGAGCTATGCGAACTTTTTCTTTGAATTTATTGTCAAGATAATCAAATATTTCTAAGAGAATGGCTGGGTCTTGTATACCTGTACGAACTTCTGTTTCACGGAATCTTTCCATTAACATTTGAAGTTCTTCATCTATATAAGCATCATCTACAAACTCTTGAAGAGTATTACCTATAATTTTTCTTTGCTTCATCTATTAACCTCTGTTTTTTGTTACAAATCATGGCTTTTAATACTTTATTGTTCTTCAAAGTATTTTTACGAGATGTATTAATGTAAATATAACCAGCAGTTACAACTATAAGAGCAAATAAAATTCCATATAACATTTGACACCTCTAAATATTTGTAGTAATTATCTTCTTAGAAAGTTTAAATCTTCTTCAGTGAAATAAACTTCTCGTTTATCCCAACCATTGGAATAAACACGATAAACATCTGTCATTGCTAAAGTATTACAGATTACATATCCTGTATGTAAACTATAAAATAATACTTTATTAAGACAATAAGTTTCACCATCTTTATTGAGAGCTAGTTCTTTATTCAGAACTAGTGCAATAACTTTGGCTTTAGATTCTACAGTTACTTGTCTATTATAAAGTTTAGAATAGAAAGTATATGTATGAGGGTTGCTGGGTTTAAAGATTAACCAACCTAATAAAAGGAGGGTACAAATAGCTAATAACTTCATATCTTCTCCTATTGTTGTTGACTCATCAGTACGAGAATTACTCGTAGACATTGTAACAGCTATGTGAAGTCCTTAACACGTTGTCTCCGGATCATGGAGAATGCAGAGCGTGTATTACTTCTCAAAGGAAACAATGTTTCGTCTGTTAGCAGTAGACTCATCAGTATGGGTATGCTCGCCCATAGACAATCTTCTCTCCGAGTCAGAGCACATCAGTATAGTGTGTTGCGGTTCTCAGAAGATTGTTTCGTCATTAGACCAAGAACGCGCCGATTTGCAGTTATGACCTGCTTCTCTTTCGTGGGCTGGTAGCTTACTCGACTCATCATCGAGTGCCATCTTGTCCAGGCCGTTTCTTGGTCTTTTCATAGTTTCTCATAGTTGAAAACAGAAATCAAGCTTTTTTTCGGTTATAGTGCACTAAGAAGCATTTTTACCAATAAATTTAGTATGCCCGTCTATTTTTGGGATAGGGGTTCCAACTCCTTTATAGTATCCAGCACCACGAGTTACTCCTTTCTTTTCGCGTAAATATGCGAGAAAATTCTGCATAAAATACTCAGATTTATGTTGTTCTTGGCATTTGGTTCTGATTTTCTTTCTGAAAGAATATTCAGTTATGGTATATTCTGGATTTAAATCTACCCCAAGATCTTGGAAGAAATCTTCGTATTCATCTTCTTCAGGAGTTTCTCCATTATCAATAATCTTTTTATGAGTTGGGGGTTGTTTAACTTCTCCTGTATGGATACTTCCAACTTCTTCTAAACATTGAATACAATAATTTAAAAATTCATTGGTTGTTGTAGCCATAGAAGCAACAGCTGTACCAACGTCTACAAGATTTTCTTTCATCTCTTCAGGCATAGGACTAATTTTAAAGATTCTTGCACGACGCTTGAGCCATTCAGCTTTAGTGAGTATCGGCATTTGGTTTGAACTGATCAAGATCATTCCGGGAAGCTTCACATCTCTTGCATGTTGATACTTACCATTAACGCGAGTAAAGTCATTTCCGGATATGTTTTTAATGGTTTCATAGTAGAAGATTCGTTTGTTCGAAGTATCATTAACAAATAAGAAAATCTTATCAATGCAATTGTAGAGGCCATAGGTTGCATCATTCACGTCAAGGGTTGCAGTGTAACCATCAACAACCTTGTCAAGGAAACTGATGAAGGTAGATTTACCGTCTCCTCCAGCACCGATAAGGTACGGGATGTATGCATGACGGAATCCGAGGAGTCTTGAAGCGATAATCGCACAGAGGTATTTGTGATCCTCAGTACGTTCCAAGAACCCCCTCAGGAAGGGGTGTAATTCGCCTAAGGTTGAATCTTTTCGATGGAAAGGTATAATGTGGTCAGCCCGATGGTTTCCTTTGCCTTCAAGGGCTACAGGCATCGCATTTGGGTCAACGTACTTTCGAGGTAACAATTCGAGACCGCTGTATAGTCTTGACCAGATAGTCTCAACTGCTACTTCACCTGTTAAGACAGGAATACGAAGTTGTTTAATTAATGGTTTTAAAATTAATTTCCATTTATCAAGAGTTGTAATACCAAAACTTACAAGTTCTTTATATAAAGCTCGATGATCTACATCTTTTGTAGTACCCAATATGTGTTTCCTACCAGTATCTGGTGAAGTATATTTGACAATTGGATGGCCTTTTCCATCTAAAAGAAGTTCAAAATTTTCAAATACAACTGTAGGATCAAGAAATTCTAAAATAGCTTCTTCAGTCGTCTTTTCTTCTTCTGGTTCAAATAGTTCCTTTACACATGCTCGATATTCTTCAGCAACTATAAAAGGATCAATCATTATTTTAGCTTGAAAACAAGCTTTACTAAACTGATCTGTATTTCTAACTCTACCATTACTGTCTTTTAAAGCCCGCCCATCAGATTTAAAAGTATAACGTAAATTTTCAAATCTTTTACTATTTTCCATAAACGTACCACAATCCTCATAAAGAAGTTAAAATATCTTTAGGGAACCTCCTTGCTACCCTAAAGTTTAGTATCGCTGATAGTGATTACCAAGTCAATACTTAGAAAATCAGTCGAACTCTGTAACCCCTTGATATTACTATTAACAGCCTAGTACTGCCTATATTCTTTTTTAGATCTTATCACACTTGTGTGCGACAAGGTCAAAAATCTTTTTTATCGAGGGGTCGAGTGAGAAATCTTAAACTGAATATAGAGCTGATCAGTTTTAAAATCTAATAAGTTGTCAAAACTTTGACTTTATATAACCATACTCTTGACTGGTTAGCTAGTAAATGGTATGGTATAAGAGCGGTACGTTTGTGGAGAAGAAGACGCATGACAACAGAAGAAAATCAAGAAAATGTAGCTTTATGGTTAGATGTTAAATCAAAGTTTGTATTGAAAGATGAAATAGATATAGACAATCGAACATTATTGATCAATGGTGGAATATCTTTAAAATCATATGTAAAGTTTGACAAACAGTTGAGATTGCTAGAGAATCTTCATAGTGATCCGGTTTTAGTAATCATTAACAGTCCTGGCGGTAGTATATACGATGGTTTTGCGTTCGTGGATAGGATCTTGAATAGTTCTTGCGTAGTAAACACTCAGGCTATGGGACTTATAGCATCTGCAGCGCTTCCGATATTTCTCGCTGGAGAGAAACGGACGAGTGGGAGGAATACCACCTTCATGCATCATCCTCCAGCATATGCGACAAACTTTGAGAATATAACGATTCATGCTGCAGAGCTCTCTCATACAAAATCCTTAGCAAATAGAATTAATAAATTTATAGCTTCTAGAACTAATAAAGCTTATAGTTTCTGGTCAAGTGTTGGTAAAAATCAAGATTATTATTTTGATAGTGAAGCTGCCGTTGAGTTTGGGGTTTTGCATGACTTCATTTAATGATGCAAAGCCTGTAGGAAATTATACCAGAAAAGAGTTAATAGATCTAGAACATACTTGGAGATTGAAGCTTAAACAATCAGGATTTTCAGACATAGAGAAATGGGATAATAAACCTAATAATAAATTAAAAACTATTAAGTTTATTAAAGGTCATATTCGTAAATCTTCATATAATAATCTAAGATATCTAGTTCCTTCAACTAAAAAAGTAGATATTACAGAAACTAAAGATAAAGAATTTGATGAGACACTATTCTGGAAAGGTTTTGAATTAAAAGCTTCTGAAACTTATGAATATTTTAGAATATTAGGACTATTTGCAGAGCATTCTCCAACCAATATTAAATTCGAAAAGTATAGAGAGATTTTATATGTTTATGCTCAATGTGGTAATAGAAGTAAAGCTATTCAACAAGTAGATCCTACAATAAAAGATTCAGCAATTGAAATGTATTTACTTAGAAACTTTAAACATATGCTTAAATTTGTAAATGATTTGGATAGAGAAGATTCAAAATGAATGATGAACAATTACAAGGCTCTAACAATAACTCTCTTGAGATTAGTACAGATGTGTCCGGCCGCACAAAGATAGTTTTCCGCAAAGCTGTCCTTAAGGGGAAGGTCAGTTCTGGGGATGTATTGAATACAATTCTAATAGCTGCCCGAATGCAAGCAGAAAAATATATTGAGAAGCTATCTAGAGGTGCGCCGCTTGAGCCAGCAGAAATCAAAGCTCTTAAGGAGTTGGCTGAGATCACTAAGTTAGAGAGTATAGCACCGACAAAACCTGAAGGTACTTTGAATGGTGAGGTATTGCAGTCTGTAAAATCTTCATTATATCAGGCTCTTACTGATAAATTAAAGGGAGGTTAGTGTTGGGAAAGCTAGATTGGAAAAGCTTAGGAGTTGACAAGCTATGAAACAATATGCAAATAGCATTATGGATCTTATTTCTATTAGACCTATCGAAAAGTCAGATGTTCACTTCATCCTCGACTCAATCATGAGATGCCTCGGAAAATACACAGAATCAATATTTAAAGGAATGAATAAGCAAAGAATCTATAATCATTTAGAGACTTTAGCCATATTCGCATTGAATAAGGTTGATACTTATAGTGTATTTATAGCATGTGAAAAAGAAGATAGCAATAGAATAATAGGATATATTGTAGCAAGTCCTAAAGATAATCATGTGTTGTTTCAATATACTAAATATACTTATAGGCAGTTAGGGATTCAGAAGTATTTGTTATTGCCACTTGTTACGGATGATAGTCAAGTTATTACAGTCAATTGGCCTACTAAAGAGATGCTTAAGCTTGCAAGAGAGAATCGAGTAGAAATCGTTAATAAATTGGTTGAAAAACTTATAGAGGAGATCGAAGGATGAAAATTAAACGGATACATACAAACTTTGCTTTAATGAGTCTTGGGCATAAACATACTTTTGATAATAAAGATCATGAGTTAAGTTTTAATAATGAGTTTCAGATGTTTCAGATTGATGGGACTTTGGTGCCGGTAAGTTCAATAAGGGAAGTGCTTACAGAGGAAAATCCTATTCCATTTGTAAGCATTCCGAATCCAGTAAGGAGTGGGCAAACTGAATCCAAAGAAACTGTAACACCAAAGACCCGTAGGCGCAAGACTCTTACACTTGAGGATGTTCAGGGTATTATAAACCTATAGGTTAAAGAATGAATATAAAATTAAACCAACATATTGGATGTAAATTAGATAAACGAGGGAAATCATTTCTTTTAATTCTATATTATAGAAAATTTATCAAATATATAGCTTTTAATTCTTTTAAAACTTTTGCATTACACTTTGTTCCTAAATTTATAAAGACTTATTACATTAAGAAAGCTTATAAAAGACTTGGGATATGATCAAAGAACTTGAACAGCTTTATAAGATTGCTCCATTATATCAAGAGCTTTTCCCGAAACAATTGGAGTTGGCTCTTAATCCTAATAGGTTTACTGCGAGTCTTACTGGCTCACGTGCAGGAAAGACAACAGCTTGTGCGGTTATAGCTATTCAAGAACTTATTAGTAATCCTAATTGTTTAGGAGTGTATTTGGCACTGACAGACAAATCTGTTGTTAATATCTTTATGCCAATTGTTAGGCCATTATTATCTAAATACAATATTAAAGCTAAGATTACTTCAGATGATATTCAGTTTTCAAATGGCAGTAGACTCATTGTGCTTGGAGCTAATCATATTCATAAGGTTGAAACATTTAGAGGACTTAAGCTTAAGTTCTGTATTATTGATGAGTGTGCATCTTTCAACCAAAAGATACTTAATTATCTCATAGATGAAATTATGATTCAACGACTTTCTGACTTACAAGGTAGATTAATGTTGATTGGAACTCCTGCTGCACATTGTAGCGGACTCTTTTATGATATTACAATGGGTGTAGAATCTGGTTGGGGATTAGTCAATTGGACAGTATTTGACAACCCATACATGGTTACTCAAGCCCAATCAGATGTAGAACTTTATATGAAACGCAAGCAATGTGAGCGTCAGAACCCTAAACTACTTAGAGAGTATGATGGTCAATGGGCAGCTGATGATGATGAATTACTAGTGAGAGTCCCAACATTGACTAATCTTCCTTCCCATTATAATCTAGAATTATGGAGAAGTGTTATAGGTGTAGACTTTGGATTCAATGATGAAACAGCTTTCTCTGTGATTGGTTGGGAACGTAATAATCCTAAAGCTTATGTAATTGAAACCTTTGGAGTTACAGGGTTACAAGCTTCTAAGTCAGGGCTCGGAATGGTTACATACATCGGTAACGTGTTAAATGAGCTTAAAGAGAAATACAAACCTGTGAAGATTGTAGGAGATCCAGCAGGAGCTTCTAAGATTCTAATGGATGAGTTTCTATTTAAGCATAAAGTGTTTATGGAGTCTGCAGTTAAGAAAGACAAAGCACACTATATTGAGATTATGAATGATGCTTTAGTAAATCAGGCTCTTGTGTTTCATCCAACTCAAACTAAAGAGTTACAAAAGGAAGTATCAAAATTAGTATGGAATGAAGACCGTACTCGTGAACGTGAAGGAATGAAATGTGACCATTTTGATGCCACACTCTATGCTTACAGAGAAGCACTCGCATATACTGAAAAGATTCCAGCTCGTTATATTCCAAAAACTCAAGAACAGATTGGAATGGAAATGATACAAGCACAAATCATTTATGATGAGCAACAAGCATCAGCTAAACGAGGCGATGACTTCTTTAATGATCTTCAACACTTTTTAGACTAATGGAGCAATGATGACTTATAAATCTTGGGACGACGCAGCAAAAGATGGTTACGGATTTGATACTGAACGAGGAATGGCTTATAGAGATGTTCCTCAAGTTAGTTTCTTAGAAGGCGGTAGAATCTTTATTCCCTTTACAAAGATAGAAGAACTCAATAAACATATTGCTTTTTTGAAACTTCGTAAACAACATTGGGCTGAAAAAGGTTTCAAACAACCTATTTACAGTATGGATACACCAAATGACTAACTTTGATCAGAATCTTAAATCTGAATATCCTGATTGGGTAGACAGTCCATATAAAGAAGCTTATAAAGCAATCTTTGCTCAAGTAGCAGACTTTGACAGAAACTACTCTACAACTCTTTCATCATCAGCTTTAAAAGGCATTAGGCAGTATACTGGACGAAGCATTGCTACTATGAATGCTAGCGGATACATGAGTGATATTGATAACAACACCCAACTCAGCGTATCACCTAATATGATGAAAGTAAACTTTAATCTTACTGCTGCAGTGATTGATACTCTTTCAGCTAAACTTGCTAGTATTGAAGCAGTTCCACAAGCCGTAACCAATAAAGGCAATGCCAAAGGCCGCCAATTGGCTGAAGATTTAAACTTCATCCTAAAAGGCATCTTCCATAAATTTGATATCACGCATCTTATTAATCTAGCATATCGCGATGCAATGATCAATAGAGTCGGTTTCTTAAAAGTAATAAAAGAAGAAGGCGAGATTCGAATTGATAGAGTCTACGCTGATGAGATTATCATAGATCCAGCAGATGGCTATTATAATAAACCTTACAAGATGATACATCGTAAAAGCATCCCACGCCATATCATGCTTAAGAAATACCCAGAATTCAAAAATAAGATCGAAGAATGTAAGATTCAAGAAGTCAGACAGTATAATACTCGAAACTATACTCCATGTATCGCAGTAGCAGAAACCTGGTGTAAGAATAGTTATATGCCCAACGGGCGTCACACAATCTCTATTGAAACCTGCGATTTAGTTGATGAGGATTGGGATAAAGATTACTTTCCTATTCTCAAAGTAGATTACAATGAGCCTGCTATTGGTTGGATGGGACAATCTGTTTGTGATGATTTAGAACCTATTCAGCGTGAAATAGACAGAATACTCATGACTATGCAAGCTATTATGAAGCTTGTAAGTGTGCCAAGAGTATTTGTAGATACAAATGCACAAGTCAATAAGAATCATATGACTAATAAAGTCGGTATTATGGTTGAATATGATGGTAAACAAGGCGTAGCTCCTATCATCCACAATGGTGCTGCTATGCCTCCAGAACTTGCTCAACAGTTACAGTTTCTTATAGAGCAAGGCTATGCAAGAGTTGGTTTAACTCCTATGGATACTCAAGGCCAACAAAAGACAGGTTCAGGCAATCAATCAGGTGAAGCTCTTAAGACTATGACAGATATTAAATCTGAAAGATGGCAGTTGTTACAGCATAATTATGAACAGTCTCATGTAGAATTAGCTAATATTCTTCTTAAGGAACTTCAAGGTGAGAATATCAAACTTTCTGCACTTGATAGGTATATTGGTTTGAAAGAGATTACAACTAAAAAGATTCCTAAGACAGACACATCATATGTACTTAAAATCTTTCCGGTTTCTTCTATGCCAGACTCTATTCCAGATCTGATAGATTCTGTATCTCAAATGTTACAGCTTGGGGTGGTACAGCCTTCTCAAGTTCCAGAACTGTTTAAGATGCCAGATCTTGATGCATTTACATCTATGCAAGCAGCTCCTAGAAAACTTATTGATAAGAAGATTGAAGAGATGCTTGATGGCGGCAAATATTGGAATCCAGAACCCTATCATGACCTAGACTATGCTTTAGGTACGGCTCTTCAGCATTATAGCTGGGGGCAACTCAATAATGAGTCAGACAAGAATTTGGCTCTTCTAAGACGCTTCATAAATGACGTTAAGTCACTGAAGGCCCAACAACCTGTAGCGCCAGCTACGGCACCACAACCATCTGCCAATGCGCAGCCATCGCCAGGAGTAAATAGCAATGGAAACCAACCAACAGTCATCCAACAACCAGTCCCAGCCCTCCCAGGCGGAACCGCAGGTCCAGGAGGAAGCTAAAACCTTTGCAGATCAGTTTGCAAGAGTTAATAAACAAGAAAAGTTCCTAGCTGAAGAACGTAAACGGATAGATGAAGCTAAGAAGACTTTTGAAACTGATAAACATGATGTTGAAAGATACAGAGGTTTAAAAGGTAAAGATCCTTTTGAGATTCTAGAACATTTCGGTGTCAGTTATGAACAGTTGGTTGAAGCTGATAAGAACCGTCGTACAACTCCTATGGATCCAGTAGCCAAAAAAGCTCTCGAAACAGTCGAACAGCTACGATTAGAGCTTGAATCTAAAGAAAAAGAAGCTGAAAAAGCTCGTCACTCTCGTGCTGAAGTTAAACTTATGAGTGATATTGATACTGTCATTCGCTCTAATGAATTTGACCTAATTGAGAAACTAGGAGAACAAAATGCTGTTAGAGATTTTATGGAAGAAATGTATCAACAAACGGGTGAGATTCCTGATATTAAAGATGCTTGCGAGGCTATCAATAACTCTATTGCGCTTAAGTTCAATGCTCTTAAAGGCTCAAAATGGTTAAATGTTCAACAGGCAGCAGAAGAAGTATCAAAAGTGCCGCAGGCGGACTACATTCCGAAAAAACCGGCTGTTTTATCTAATAAAATGTCTCAATCAACCGTACATAATGATTCCAAACCATTAACAGAAAAAGATAGAATCAAAGCAGCTATTGCAGCTATGAATGCAGTTAAGAGTAAATAAGGCGATAGTCTTGAGTGTGAAGTTTGCTAAGAGGTAAACCAGAAGGATGGGTTAGCAAACTATCACTATAATCCCAAGAGAAGTGATATTGAACGGTAAAACGGGAAAACATTACTTAACAACAAAGTAAGTAACGAAAAATGGTTTAAACGTTACTTTCTCACTCTAAGGATTATAGTCACATGGCTCTAGATCAAGTCTCGTTCGAAGCTGCACTTAAACAGCTCTACCCTTCCGAAGCAATTAAAAATCTTGTTTATATGAATAACCCAGCATATGCCCTCATTCCTAAAGATGAAACATTTGGTGGTGAAAGTTCAAAAGAACCGATCACCGTTGGTACTCCTCAAAACCGCTCTGCAGCATTCGCTAATGCAAATGTATTCAACACTACTTCTATCATCAAAGCATTCTTACTTACTCGCGTTAGTAACTATTCTATGGCTTCAATTGCTAATGAAACAATCTTAGCTTCTGAATCTGATCGTGGTGCTTTCATTAAAGCAGCTAAGTTTGAAATTGATAATGCTCTTTTAGCTCTTACACGCTCTATTGCAACTCAAATGTATCGTAATGGTACAGGTTCAGTAGCTCGTATTGCTGCCGGTGCAACTATCAATGCTGCCGGTACTCCTATTGCTCTTTCTAATGCTGAAGATATTGTGAACTTAGAACTCGGTATGGCTGTTGCATTCAGCGCTACTGATGGTGGAGCTGCTAAAGTTGGTACTGCTTACATTTCTAATATCTACCGTTCTGCAGGCACTTTCCAAGTTTCTGCTACTCCTGGTGGATCTCCTGCTGCTCTTACTTCCCTCGTTGGTACTGCTGCTGTTAGTGACTTCATTTATGCTAATGCTGGAGATATCAACAATGTAATGAAAGGATTCCAAGCTTGGCTTCCTGGTACAGCTGTAACAAATACTCCTTTCTTTGGTGTAGACCGTTCTGTTGATGGTCGTTTAGCTGGTGTTACTTATGATGGTTCTGCTCAATCTATTGAAGAAGCTTTAGTAGATGCTGCAGGACTCGTTGCTCGTGAAGGTGGAAACCCTGACCATTGCTTCATTTCTTTCAAAGATTTCCGTAATCTTGTGAAAGCTATGGGTTCTAAACAACAATTCATTCAATACACTGAAACTAAGGTTGAAGAACCAGACGTAACTGTTGGCTTCTCTTCATTATTACTTACTGGACCAAGTGGTACAATGAAAGTAATTCCAGATAGAAACTGTCCAGTTGGTAAAGCATTCTTGTTACAGCTTGATACTTGGAAACTTAAAACACTTGGTGAAGCTGTACGTCTATTTGATACAGACGGTCTTCGTATGTTACGTGACCCAGCTGCAGATGCTGTACAAATCCGTTGCTTCAGCTATGGCCAAATCAGTTGCCGAGCTCCTGGTTATAACTGCGTAGTACTTTTACCAGCGTAATTTAGGGTGATTAACCCTGCGGGCCTGCCTCCGGGTGGGCTTTCTTTTTAAGGACTTAAGATGAACAAGAAAGACTGGTGTTTCAGTTGCGATATAGTAAAATGTTTGTCTATAGTTATTAAGAAACTTACTGCTATTCAAGATAAACAAAAGGAAAAGTGTCTAAGACACAAAGAGGACAAATAATATGGCTTCCCATAACTATCAACAATTTCAATATGGACTAGAAAAATTTCCAGTTACACTTTACGCAAACATCCCAATTGCAGCGTCTGGGGCAGTTGGCACACTCGACCCTAAACTAAATCAAGGTATTTATAGTGTTACCCGCAGTTCTGCAGGCGTGTATGTAGTTACATTTGGAGTGTTTCCACAAGCAAAGATTGATGCTTACATTCGTTTGATTCAAGCAAGAGCAACTTTGTTGAATGCAACCCCAACAGGTCTATCAATGGAAGTTATTGCAGATAATTCTCCAGCAGGATCTATTACTATCCAATTCATTACCGCAACTTCTGCTTCAGTTACAACCCCTATTGCTACAGATCCTCCTTCCGGTTCAACCATTCTTTTGGATGTTGTGCTTAAAAACTCTACTGTTTAAGGCGGAGCGAGACTATGAAAATAGATGGAAGAGCAATAGCTAAAGAAGCACTTAAGAGAAAATCTGAAGAAGCAATGGGAGATAAAGACCCTGGAGCAGAAGCAGAAGCATCTCAAGCTGAAATGGGTGACAACATCAAAGATATGGCCTATTTTGCAGAACACATCGGTAAAGGTGATCATGAAAAAGCTCATGAGTATCTTTATAAGATGTTCAAACGTATGCAAGGCAAGGATTACGAGAAGGAATAGACCCCGAAAAGGGTCTAAACCTTTGATTTTTTAACTTTAATCCCCGATAAGGGTCTATATGCAAATTTTAGTATCTACTATAACAGATTCAGCTATTGATTTGGCAGATATGCGTAACTCACAGTTTATTGATCAATCAGGATTACCAAGTTCTGAATTGATTAGATACGCAAATATGGCATATAAAGACCTTTATCAACAGATTATCCTTGCAAAAGAACAATATTACATCACTACTACTACATTTCAGGTGACTGCTAATCAATCTTCTTATCCTTTACCTGCTGATTTCTATAAATTGAATGGTGTAGATCTTGCAATTGATAATTCTGGACGGTTTTTGACTCTCACTCCCTATATGTTTAAGGAAAGAAACAAATTTCGTTCAGGATTAGCACTTACAGTAGCTCCTTATGGTCAAATATATAAATATATGATTGTAGGAAACAACATTCAATTTATACCCTTACCGACGCAATCATCGAACATAACCTTATGGTATACTCCAGAGCCTCAGAAGATTAATTCTTTCTCTGACACACTTTCAATTCCTATTGGTAGCGATGAGTATTTAAGTTTATATATGGCTTGTGCCATGAAAGCAAAAGAAGAAGATGACAACAGCCAACTCAATGCCAAAAGATTAGAAGTGTTAGACCAGCTTAAGAATAGTCTTAAGGATAGAGATTCGGGCTCGGCTTCTTACATTGTTGATGAGTCTGAAGTGAATGCAGGTGCTTTGTATCCATTTAGAGGATTTGATTAGTGATAAGATATACCAATACAATTGCAAAAGATGCTGATACTCGAGAAATCGACAGCAATGTAAGCAGGGTTTTTGGTTCTTTATATTCGAATCCGTTACTTAATAGTCCTAATTTAGTAAAGGGACTCTTGTTTTCAAACGGTATCGATTTAACTGTCAACCATGGCTTAAATCGTCCTGTTACAGGATTTATAGTAACTAATTCTAATGCTGCAGTCAACATCTTTCAATCAAGCACTATCAATATAGCACCTAATGCTTTGATATTGTTAAAATCAAATGCAAATGCAACAGTAGATTTACTCTTTTTTTAGGAAAGCAAAATGACAACAACAACTCCAGATATGCTATTAGTCTTGCCTGATGTAAGTATTACAGCAGGTCCTCAATGGGCAACATTATTAAATACTGCATTCACACAAATAGACTCTCACGATCACAGTTTAAATAAAGGAGTGCAAATTACTCCTTCAGGATTAAATATATCATCTGATTTGACTTTCAATCAAAACAATGCTACTAATATGAGATCCTTAAGATTATTTCCTAATAATACATTTATTCCTACCATAAATGACAGAACTTGTCTTTATGCATTGAATGGCGAGCTCTATTATATAGATGCAGCGGGTAATAATGTACAGATTACTATTAATGGTACAGTAGATGTAGCTAATAGTATTACAGCTTTATCTATTAAGGATACTGGATTTTTTATCCAATATTTTGGAGATACTTCCCGTCAATTTAGATTTAATGCTTCAGCTATTCCTACAGGTACTACTCGTGTATTGAGTGTTCCAGATTCTGGAGCAAACGATACATTTGTTACTCAAACAGCAAGTCAAACACTAACAAATAAAACATTAACTTCACCAGTAATTGCCAATATCAATACAGGTACGGTTACTTTTGCTCTTCCAACTGCAGACGGTGTTTCAGGTCAGGTAATTCAAACAAATGGTGCTGCTACTTTAAGTTTTGTAAATGCTGCTACGACAGTGGGAAATGTTTCACCCAACGACAGTAATGTTACATTTTTAGCTTCTGATAATCATGCTCAATTCTGCAACCCGACAGCACCTCGCACATATACTCTTCCTTCTACAGGAGTTGTAGCAGGAGACCAATGGGCTTTTTATAATAGAGCCACTTCTGCTGCTAATTATATTACAATTAATTCCTCAGGTGGGAACAAGATCGCAGTTGTTCCTGCTTTAGGAATCGCAAGATTCGTAGCTGTTGTAGCCACCCCAACAACCGCAGCTAACTGGGTATTATTAGAAAGAGAATCTCAATGGGTTTCGTACACCCCTTCTTTTACAGGTTTAGGAACTCCTACAAGTGTTGGTTGTTTATTTAAAGTAGTAA